TCTCCTGCCGCATTATGTCGTCAACCATAATAGTGTTAACTAGTGTTGCGATGCTGTCTGCTTCTGTCTGTGTAAGTGCCATGTGTGTTGCCTCGTGTTGTGTTGCGTTGTCGATGGGGTAACTATGGACTAGTGTGGCCCTAGTTGCAAGCGGTAATATTACACATAATTCCCTGGGACAAACTGTTGACAGACTCCCGTGTTCTGTGGTACTGGCAATGTCAATACCATAATTTACCCCATGTTGTCACGTAAATATTACCATTGACTCTCTGCCTGTTGTGTGCTTGCGGTATGCCTGAGGGTCCTACACTGGCACACACACCTTGTCAACGTGAATATGACACTTGTTTACGTGTGTTGTTTGTGGTAGGCCTTGGGGCCTCGGGCTTACCACAATGTGCAACCCGTGTCAACCCGTGTGGCCTTGTGAATAGTACCGATGTTTGTCCTTGCGCCCCGTGTTTGCCTGTGTTATGCTGGAGGGTGGGCCTCATGTTGGGACCGGGGGAGGGGATTTCTTATGTTTAATTAAAGTTGTACCTACCTAGACACAAAATAGGGTGAAATTAGGTAAAAAGTAAGTTAGTTGACAGTAGCATAACCTGTTGTTATATCTTGTGTTTACCCACAGGCGGCACTAAAGTAATAAATCTGTACCCTCTAATCAGTATTTGTTATATCTTTACATTAAAAATAGCTTGACTTTTGTAGAAAACTATGGTATAATATAAGGCAGATACTAGGATGAATTAATAAGACAGGTGCGGGGCCTTAGTTACCTACCTAACCGTTCGTATAGATCCCTTCTTCTGTTGCTTCCTAGGCAAGGGACTCATGCGAACCACTGTTAAACACAAGGAACACAGGAGAATGTCTGAAGATGACACCCTAACTAAACAAGCAGAAGAACGTAAGGAAGTAAACTTACGGAAGAGAAGTAGAGGCAGACCTAAGAAGTCTGAAGTAAAGGCTAAGTCCTCAGGTTCTAGAGGTAAAGTAGGTAGGCCTAAAGGTGACGCTGGCATCATAAATGAGTACAAAGCTCGTATGCTAGCTAGCCCCAAGTCAGTCAAGGTACTAGAGACTATTTTTGACGCTGCCCTAGACAACGAACACAAGAATCAGGCTGCAGCGTGGAAGTTAGTAATGGATAGAGTACTGCCTGTAGGAGCCTTTGAGAAGGACGTAATGAAAGATGCAGGAAGAAACAGCATACAGATTAACATTACTGGGGTTGGAGCTACAGAAGTGTTTGGTAGCACTGAAGAGGGAAACACTTTTGATGGAGAAGCAGTGGATGTCACAGAATAAGGCAGACGAAGTACTTGAGGAAGCCCTTAAGTACGTAACCAGAGTAGGTGACGCTAGTTCTCAGCTAGTAAACGTAGCCCTTCTTTGGGGTGACAACCCTAACGAGTCTGTATCAGGACGTTCCCACAGGCTAAAGGACAAGAACAAGGCTTGGAACTGGGTAAACGCCACTATCGACTACGTATTTGACCAAGATCACTGCGAGAGAGCCTACATTAACGACGTAGCTCGCGCTAAGAAAACGGTAGAAGAAGCCGAGTCTTGAAGTACTTTACTTATAAAGAGTTTAACTGTCAAGAGACAGGCGAGAACCACATGAAACCTGAGTTCCTGAGTAAACTTGACGCTCTCAGGGAGTACTGTGGTTTTCCTTTTGTTATCACCAGCGGCTACAGAAGCCCTAGCCACCCGTTAGAGGCCGTAAAAGAGATACCGGGGACTCACGCGCAAGGCATAGCAGCAGACATAAAGACAACTAGCTCTGCTCATCGGTATACGCTAATAAAAGGGGCCTTAGAACACGGCTTTACTGGCATAGGGGTCGCTGGTGACTTTATACACGTAGATACACGGGGATCTGTTCCCGTCATGTGGACGTACTAATGTTATATACTAAACACGCGACACTTACTGACACTACACTGACAGAGCTATTTAGGGTTCCTAACGGCTTTCATGCTATTGTGTCTTATGTTTTTACAGCTAACCACGGCGGGTCTACCAACAGTATTGATCTTTACTGGGACTTAAATACCACTCCTACCTCTACGCCGACTTTAGTACCACAGGTGTACATTTTTGATGGAACAAACGTATCTGGTGGGGGTAAAGAAACAATAGGAAACGGCGGGGGTCCTCTGTTTGTTCTTCACGAAAACGAGGGCGTACAAACCCAAGCAGGAGGTGCAGGAAACGTGGAGGTCGCAGTGACATTTGACCTGATAGAGAATCCGCAAACCTTTGTGAATTTTAACGGGAGCTAAACAATGAAAGCAGCACTACTAGCGGTACTTTTCTTTACGGTGGTGGGTTGTGCATCAACTAACTCACTGTACTACGAGGCAGTCCAGAAAACTGCTGAAGCTAACGCTAGAGCGGTACAAGCTAAGTTTGATGCCCTGTCTAAGATTGCCTCTAGTGGTGACGGACAAGCTGCTAGTGCTGCTGTAATGGCTTTGGCATTAACAGGTACTCCTAACTCACAGCCTATTCCACAGAAGTCTGAGGCTATCCAGTGGGCATCTATCCTAGCGTCGCCTGTAACCTCTCTGGGCATGATGTGGATGCAGGCAGACTCGTCTAAGACTATGGCTCGTTACAACTCACAGGTTGATCTGGCACAAGTAGCTGCAGACGCTCAGACGCAACAAGCCTTGTACGGCAGTTTCTCTGACATTTCTAGTGCAGGCTTTACTGCTGTTAGCAACGTAGACTACACGCCGTTTGTTGATGGACTCGTGACTCTGGGTACGGCTGGAATTGACGGTGCGGTTGATCTGGGCACAGCAGGGTTTAACTCTAACGTAACCTTGGGCACAGCAGGGATCGACGGTGTGGTTGACGTATCTACTGCAGGGATAACAGGGGTATCTGGCGTTGCTACTGTAGGCTACGAAACTATGCTACTCATGGATCAGGGTAACAACACACTAACTAACAGCGTCTGGAACGACTACGTAACCTCTATTGAAGAGATTATGGGCAACCTGCCTAACGTAGTTTGTTCTGCTACAGGTGGAGAATTAAGTAGTTCTGTAACCTGTGACTGATCTTAATGTACAACTGTTGCCGTGGCAGCAGGAAGTCTACTCTGATCCTACACGGTTCAAGGTAGTAGCGGCTGGGCGACGGACAGGGAAGTCACGCCTCGCTGCGTGGTTACTTATTATTAATGCACTACAGACCGACAAAGGTCAAGTTTTTTACGTTGCGCCCACTCAGGGACAAGCCCGTGACATCATGTGGCAAACCCTGATGGAGCTAGGAAACCCTGTAATTACTGGTGCCCACATCAATAATCTACAGATCAAGCTGGTCAACGGGGCCACGATTAGTCTTAAAGGAGCCGATAGGCCTGAGACAATGCGTGGTGTTTCCTTGAAGTTTCTTGTGATGGACGAGTACGCAGACATGAAGCCTGACGTATGGGAGCAGATCCTCCGTCCAGCACTGGCTGACCAAAAAGGCTCGGCTATGTTCATAGGTACTCCTATGGGCCGTAACCACTTCTACGAATTGTACAAGTACGCAGAACTAGGGGATGACGATACGTACAGAGGGTGGCACTTTACATCCTATGACAACCCTATACTAGACCCAGATGAGATAGACATTGCTAAAAAGTCTATGTCGTCTTACGCTTTTCGTCAAGAGTTCATGGCTTCCTTTGAGGCCAGAGGCTCAGAAATGTTCAAGGAAAGTTGGGTACAGTTTGGAGAAAAGCCAGACGTAGGTGACTACTACATAGCTGTTGACTTAGCAGGATTTGAAGACGTAAACAAAAAACGAACAAAGAATACGAGGTTAGATGAAACAGCTATCGCCGTTGTTCAAGTTAATCCTAATGGTTGGTACGTTGACAACATTATACACGGGAGGTGGGACCTTAACGAGACTGCCGCCAAGATATTTCAGGCCGTTAGAGACTACAGACCCATCAGCGTTGGTATTGAAAAAGGAATAGCAAAGCAGGCAGTAATGAGTCCTCTGTCAGACTTACAAAAGCGTTACGGGCAGTTTTTCCGAGTAGAGGAACTAACACACGGAAACCGTAAAAAAACAGACAGAGTTATGTGGGCGTTACAAGGTCGGTTTGAGAACGGACACATCTTACTAAACAGAGGAGAATGGAACAATAGATTCTTAGATCAACTGTTCCAGTTTCCTGACGCACTAACACACGATGACTTAATTGACGCCTTAGCTTATATAGATCAGCTAGCTAACGTAGCGTATAATTACGAATACGAAATCGAAGATCACGAAATTTTAGATGTTGTGGCAGGGTACTAATGAGCAAACAAGTTTTTAGAAAGTTTAATACTTACGGAATATACGCTATCTCTGTTGTAGTATTTTTTACACTTGGTTACAGCGTAGCACTAATCTAAGGAAAATACTATGGCAGACGCAGAAATTTATAGTCCAGACCCTCTAATGATTGAAGAGTCAATTGAAGAGTGGGTAATGACTAAGTGCAACAACTGGAGAGATCATTATGAATCAAACCACGAGCAAAAGTTTGAGGAATACTATAGGTTATGGCGAGGTCAGTGGGACCCGAGTGACACCCAAAGATCGACAGAGCGCTCTCGAATTATCTCTCCTGCGCTTCAGCAGGCTGTAGAGTCTAACGTAGCAGAGCTAGAGGAAGCCACGTTTGGTCGTGGCAAATGGTTTGACGTTACAGACAACGTAGGCGACACAGAGCGCGAGGACATTCTCTATCTGCGTAACAAACTAGCAGAAGACTTTGAATCTTGTAAAGTACGAAAGGCTGTCGCAGAGTGCCTGATTAACGCCGCAGTTTTCGGCACAGGTATTGGCGAAGTGGTGTTAGATGAAATTAAAGAAATGGCTCCAGCAACACAGCCTATTATGGGCGGTGATTTAACTGCTGTCGGTATAAACATTACAGACCGTGTTGTAGTTAAGCTCAAGCCTGTGATGCCACAGAATTTTCTGATTGACCCTGTAGCTACGTCTGTAGAAGATGCTATGGGTGTAGCGATTGATGAGTTTGTGTCGAAACACCAAGTAGAACTTTTGCAGGAACAAGGCGTGTACAACGATGCTTTGATTGAGTCTGCAGCACCTGACACAGACCTAGAGCCTGACCAAGATTTGACTATCTACAACGATGACAAGGTACGTCTGACTAAGTACTACGGTCTTGTGCCTCGTGAGCTTTTGGAGCGGGAAGGTGAAGACGTAGACGATGATTCACAATACGTAGAAGCAATCGTCGTAATTGCTAACGGCGGTACGCTTTTGAAGGCAGAGGCAAACCCGTACATGATGGGTGACCGCCCCGTAGTAGCGTTTCCTTGGGACGTAGTTCCGGGCCGCTTCTGGGGACGAGGTGTTTGCGAGAAAGGCTATAACTCTCAAAAAGCTCTTGACGCCGAACTACGCGCACGTATTGACGCACTGGCCCTTACTGTTCACCCAATGCTCGCTATCGACGCTACACGGCTTCCTAGAGGCGCTAAACCTGAAGTGCGTCCGGGCAAAATGATCTTAACTAACGGAGATCCTCGTGAAGTACTACAGCCGTTCAACTTTGGACAGGTTAATCAAATTACTTTTGCACAAGCTCAGGCGCTTCAGCAGATGGTACAGCAGGCTACAGGAGCCGTTGACTCTGCAGGTATTGCTGGTCAGGTTAATGGAGAAGCCACAGCAGCAGGCATAAGCATGTCTCTGGGCGCTATCATTAAGCGTCACAAGCGTACTCTGATTAACTTCCAGCAGTCTTTCCTGTTGCCCTTTGTCACCAAGGCTGCACACAGGTATATGCAGTTTGACCCTGAGAACTACCCTGTAGCTGACTACAAGTTTAACGCTACGTCAACTCTAGGAATTATTGCTAGGGAGTACGAGGTTACTCAACTGGTTCAACTATTACAGACCATGCAGCAAGAGAACCCGATTTATCCTGTGCTTATCCAGAGCATCATTGAGAACATGAACTTGGCTAATCGTGAAGAGCTAATTAGCACCATGCAGCAAGCTATGGAGCCTGATCCTCAGGAAGCTCAGATGAAGCAGATGGCTGCACAGGCTCAGATGGAGTTCCAGAAGAGTCAAACACAGGCTCTCATGGCTCAAGCTGCTGAATCTCAGGCACGAGCAGGCAAGTATGGCGTTGAGACACAGCTGGCTCCTAAAGAGCTTGAGATCGACAAGATCAACGCGATTACGAGAAATCTACGTGAGGGTGACGATGATGACAAAGAGTTTGAACGTCGCATGAAGGTAGCTGAAACCTTACTCAAAGAAAAGGAGATAGAGACTAAAAATGTTAATGACACAGGTAGAATGGGCCAAGGTTCTGGAGGAAATCAACGGAGTCTTCAAGAACCAGTTCGACAAATTGGACTTACTGGAGAGCCGGGTCAAGGAACTAGAGGGCCTGCTCAATGAAAAAGAAGACAACAAAAGACTCAAGACTAAACCGAGCGGGAGTAAGCGGGTTCAACAAACCAAAGAGAACGCCTAGCCACCCTACAAAGTCTCACGTAGTTGTAGCCAAGGAAGGCGATAAAGTAAAAACCATACGTTACGGACAACAAGGAGTTAGCGGTGCTGGTAAAAACCCTAGCACTCCTAAAGAAAAAGCAAGACGTAAGTCATTTAAGGCTCGTCATGCTAAAAACATAGCCAAAGGAAAAATGTCTGCGGCTTATTGGGCTAACAAGAGTAAATGGTGATGAATAAAGATCAGCAAATTAAGTTTGTAAAAAGCAACGGAGACAAGGTAATTATTGACGAAATCCTAGGCGTCACAATTACTAAAGACTCTGAAGGTAAAAAAACTAGAAGGCCTATTGAGGAGAGCGATTATGCCGAAAGTGGGCAATAAAACATACCCCTATACTGCAAAAGGCAAGGCTAAGGCTAAGGCCGCTGCAAAACGTACAGGTAAAAAGGTAAAGAAAGCCAAGGGGTACTAAAATGGCTAAAAAGGGACTATACGCTAATATCCACGCCAAGCGTAAGCGAATCAAGGCTGGATCAGGCGAAAAGATGCGTAAACCGGGGTCTAAGGGCGCTCCTACAGCCTCAAACTTTAAAAAAGCAGCAAAAACTGCCAAAAAACGTAAATAAGGCTTGACAAACGTACAAAAGTATGGTATAATAAACAGTATACTGTGGTGTATTTTATTAACAGAGAAAACCCAAGAGGCCTCAACGTGAATCAAGAAACCGAGAAGTATTTCAACAATTACTTTAGTCTTTTTCGTACAGACGGTTGGCAGACATTTATTAAAGAGTTACAAGCAAACGCTGCCTCTATTAATAACCTACAACAAGTCAAAGATGCTGCTGACATGAACTTTAGGAAGGGTCAACTAGACGTACTAGCCTCTATCCTAAACATAGAAACAAGCATGGAAGCTACTAAAGCAGAAGCTGACAAAGAAGATGATTAAAGTATTTGATTTTAAGTGTGATAACGGACACGTATTTGAAGAATTTGTAGAAGGTAACGTAACATCCAGTAGGTGCGGGTGTGGTGCCAATGCTACAAAAATTGTATCAGCTACTCAGCACGTACTTGATGGCTCTTCTGGGGATTTTCCCGGTAGGCACATGAAGTGGGTACGAGAACACGAGAGGGCTGGTCAAAAAACGCGGGAATCTCAGTAGAGACAACTCCCATTATATTCTCCATAACCTATTTAGGCGGGGTAAGTTTAAAATGTCAAGAGCGACACTAATTGACGAGCGTGTTGAAGAGGAAGCAACATCAAAGGTCGAAGAAACGCCAGAGGGATCTATAGAGACTCTAGAAGAAGAGACAA